CCTCCTTCAAGACAAGGTGAACATGAGTAACCTGTGTCAGGAGATTACTCTTCCTACAGATCCACTTCAGCATATTGATGGTCAAGGTGAGATTGCCTTGTGCATCTTGTCCGCAGTTAATGTTGGCAAGGTCAAGTCCGATCATGAACTTGAAGAACTTTGTGATCTGTCTGTCCGTGGACTTGAGGAATTGATTGACTATCAGAAGTATCCTATCCTTGCGGCAGAACTCGCTACAAAGGCGCGTAGATCCCTTGGAGTAGGTTTTATTGGTCTTGCTCACTACCTTGCTAAGCTGGGATTTAATTATGCAGATCAAGCGGCATGGGATGCGGTCCATGGTCTTTCAGAATCCTTCCAGTATTACTTGCTGAAGTCTTCTAATCAGATTGCAAAAGAGAAGGGTGCATGTAGTGCATTCCCACGAACAAAATATGCTGATGGAATTCTTCCCATTGATACATACAAGAGTGATGTAGACGAAATCTCTAGTCAGGAGTACGAACGTGATTGGGAATCTCTTAGGGCATCTATCTTGGAGCACGGACTCAGACACAGCACACTGTCCGCACAAATGCCTTCAGAGAGCAGTTCCGTTGTGTCAAACGCAACCAATGGAATCGAACCGCCTAGAGGATACTTGTCCATTAAAAAATCGAAGAAAGGACCCCTTAAGCAGATTGTTCCACAATACACCACACTAAAGAATAACTATACCCTTCTTTGGGATATGCCAGACAACACTGGTTATATCAATGTTGTATCAGTGATGCAGAAATTCTTCGACCAAGCAATTAGTGGTAATTGGAGTTATAATCCAGAGCATTATACCGATAGTGAGATTCCAGTCTCTGTAATGGCAGGAGATCTTCTCAAGACTTACAAGTATGGTTGGAAGACATCTTACTATCAAAATACTTATGATTTGAAGACAGATGAGGTCTCTGATGATAAGATGGATAAGTTGGAGTCACTGCTATCTGAACTAGACACTGCTGACGAAGAGGACTGCGAGTCCTGTAAAATTTAAAACTTATAAATTACTTTACTGGAGCGCGAACGAAATGCATCAATACGACTTTGTTGAATCTAAATCAATGAACTCTTCAACTACACCAAAACAACTTGAAGGCATGACAGTCTTCAATACTGAACAAGTTAATACTAAAAAGCAACCGATGTTCTTCGGTAAACCACTGGGGGTTCAAAGATACGATTCATACAAATATCCCGTATTTGACAAACTGACAACTCAACAACTTGGATACTTCTGGAGACCAGAAGAAGTTTCTTTGCAGAAAGACCGTGGAGATTATCAAACACTTCGCCCAGAACAAAAGCATATCTATACCTCTAACCTCAAGTACCAAATTATGCTTGACTCCATTCAAGGGCGTGGTCCTGGGATGGCTTTTATACCTTACTGCAGTCTACCCGAACTAGAAGCATGCATGGAGGTTTGGGGATTCATGGAGATGATTCATAGTCGCTCCTATACATATATCATCAAGAATGTCTATGCAGACCCTTCAGAGGTCTTTGATAAGATTGTTACCGATAAGCGTATCTTAGAACGTGCTAGTAGCGTTACTCAGTCTTATGATGACTTCATTAATTGTGCTCATCAGTACGATACTGGTAACATGTGGAAGGGTGACTTTAAAGATTCTCCTACCGCCCAATGGGAGCGTCGTGAATTAAAGCGTAAACTTTATAGAGCAGTTGCTAATGTCAACATCCTGGAAGGAATACGGTTTTATGTTTCTTTTGCTTGCAGTTTTGCTTTTGGTGAACTTAAACTCATGGAAGGTTCAGCAAAAATTATCTCCCTTATTGCTAGAGATGAAAATCAACATCTCGCCATCACCCAAAACATTCTGAACAAGTGGAAGCAAGGTGACGATAAAGAAATGCAAGAGATTGCAAGGGAAGAACAGGAATACGTTTATGCAATGTTTGACCGTGCTGTCAATGAAGAGAAGCGTTGGGCAGACTATCTGTTTAAGGATGGGTCTATGATTGGTCTCAACGACAAACTTCTTCAACAGTATGTTGAGTGGGTTGCTAATCGTCGCATGAAGGCACTTGGCATGAAACCAGTTTATGATATTGCTGCCAAGAACAATCCCCTGCCCTGGACGCAGCACTGGATCTCCTCTAAGGGTCTTCAGGTTGCACCACAGGAGACTGAAGTAGAATCTTATGTAGTAAGTGGAATTAAGCAAGATGTCAAAAAAGATACATTCTCAGGATTCCAACTCTGATTGGAGAGAAGAATATAAGAATACTCACCCTGTTACTAAGAGGCAGTTAGAACTACTGGAAAATGGTCCAGATAGTCTAGCTGCCTCTTGGGCTTTAAATGCCATGTACCAGCAGTGGAGGCGGGAAAATAATAAATAATACTATCAAAGTAAGTATTTTCCCGTCATGGATTTTAGAACGATCAAAGAGGAATATAAGAGCATCTACAAATCTGTTCCTCAAAATCTGTCTGAAGAGACTGAAGTCGTTGAGCAAGAGATCATCGAAGATTACTCTGCTGAATTTGAAGAACTGACTGAAGAAGTCATCGATGAGATCATCGTTGATATGATGGATGAAGGATATACTGGAGAAGAGATCCTTGATGGATTCGACGATCTTCTGGAGGCAATGTCTCCCAAGCAGAAGGAGATGCGTGCTCAGATGAGAGCAAAGCAAGCAGCGGATTCTGCTGCTACTACTAAGAGCAAGAAAGCAAACCTTCGTGCTAAGGCAGTCTCTGATGCCAAGGCAAGGGTAAAGGGTGCTGTTAAGAAGGGTATTGAGAAGGTAGGTTCCGCTGCTAAAAAGGCGGGTGATGATGCTAAGACTGCTGCATCAAATAAAGTCAACAAGGCAAAGTCTAAGATCGCTATGGGCGCTCTGAAGGCGACTGGAACTAAACTGAAGGGTAAGAAGGGTCAAGACCTGTCTTATTCTCAGACCATGACTGGTCACAAGTCTGTAAGAGACAAGGCAAAGGCAGCGATCAAAGCAAAGGCAAAAGCAAAGGCATCAGAAGTAGGTGACACGGCAAAGTCTGCTGCTAAGAAGGCAGGTGGTGCCGCTAAGACTGCAGGATACGCTGCTCTGGGTGCAGGTATGGCAGCAGCTAAGGCAGGCAAGGATGCTGCAAGTTCTGCTAAGAAGGCAGTCAAGAAGAAGGCAGCATCTGCTGCAGTCTCTGGATACGCTGCTGCTAAAGCTGTCAAGGATAAGGCAACTGATGCCAAGAACAGAGTCAAGCAAGGCATCAAGAACAGAATCTCTCAGGCGAAGCGTAATGTTAAGGGTGCAGTAGGCAAGGCAGCACGTAAGGTTGCTGACAAGGCAGGCGGAGTCGCTTCTAGAATGGGTGAAGAGACCAACTATGATCTCGTTCTTAAGTACCTCTACGTGGAGGGTCATGTAGAGACACTAGAAGAAGCAGAAGTACTGATGGTCAACCTCACTACTGAGGATGTCCAGGCGATCCTAGAAGACTGCTGAACTGAATAGAATGTTAAGAGACCTCCGCAAGGGGGTCTTTTTTTATCTAAATACGGTAAACTAGGATATATGAATGGTCGATTATGAAAATCCTTGGATTTACATGGAACGAGCTTTTGATAGTTGCGATGTTGGCGACTACTTTGGTTTTGTTTATGAAATTACCAATCTCACCAACGGCAGACGCTACATTGGAAGAAAGTATTTTTGGTCGTTTAGAACACCAAAAGGAAAAAAACGCAAAGTAAAACAAGAATCTGATTGGAAAAAGTATTATGGGTCCTGTCCTGAACTTAAGGAAGACATTATCAAATTGGGTAAGCAGAATTTTAGCAGAGCTATTATCAGCCTTCATAAGACGAAGGGCAAAACTAATTTTGAAGAAACCAGACAATTATTTGGGAACAACGTCCTCACCGAAGCCCTTGACGACGGGACTCCACTCTTCTACAATAGCAACATTCTCAGCAGGTACTACCGAAAAGATTATTATGGCAGAGAAGACGACTGAAGAACTTGTGAAGATGATTAACGATTGGGCAGTTGATCGTATCGAAGGCATGGTTAAGAGTAGTGATACTACTCAACGTCAGGTTCAAGATGCTCTTGCTCTTGCCGATGAGTTCAAAGAATGGTTTGAAGATGATGGGTCACCTGACATTGAAATTATGTCCATAGAGGAGTATTGACACCTAAATAATAAAATCCACCCAAGAGCAACCCTTGACAGTTTTACTTACTGCTATTAATATTCTGGTTTGCTTGTTGGATACCTAGCATTTTAAATGACTAACTTAACTAGGGACGCTTTAATCAAAGCAGTTGTCGCAGATGAAATGAGAAGCGTCAACGGCAATGTTTATACGGAGCAACTCAAAACCACATATCACAAGTGGGAACACGCTTCAAGTCATGATCTCTGCATTAAGTACAATCAAATCAACAAAACAAGTGTCACTGTTGATGCGTTGAAGTAATAAATACAATTACCTTGCAATCTACCTATGGCAGATACAAAGCCCAAAGTAGATGAGAAGGAACAGGATGAAGATAAA